CACCGCATAAGGTCGCAAGGGGTCATTTCAGCAAGATTTATTAACAATGGGGACACCTTAGGACTTTCAGCCACGGGTACGCTTACAGGCCTAAGTTCTTTTAATATGACAGTGGTCATGAGACCATTAACGACAGTTTTAGGAAGATCAGATACGCCTTAAGGGGAGAATTTAAATGGCACTCGTATATAATCCTCAGACAGGACTACTACAAGAAAGCACAACTTCGGGGACTACAAGCACAGGAGGTTCTAATCTAAGCTTTTTGGGAAGTTTGCTTAATGGCGGGAGTACAATCTCCAATCCCAATAATTATAATTTTGGCAGTATCTCGCCCTCAACTTACGGAGCTGTCAGCCAAGGACAATATCTAAATCCACAACAAAGTTCTTTGCTCAGCCCAATTTTAAATACTGGCGCGGGAGCTAACACTTCTGGAAATAACCTTTCGCAAAGCGGTCAATATTATAAAATCGGCACAGATGTTTATGGCCCGCAGGGCCACATTGATTTACCGACCTTTCAAAAATTAGGCCTTAATTTTGCCCTTCTTCCCTCCCGCACCCAATCCCCTACTCAAAATGCCGATATAACTGGGGGGAATCAAGCAAATGGCGGTACAGACCAAAGCGGGGGAGTGGATTATTCCGCTCTCATAAACAGTATGACTGGAAACCAACAGGCACAGTCTAATCTTAATAACGCCCCAATGGATATGCTTCAGAAAATCTTTGACATGATGGGGCAAAGTGGCCAAAGTCAAACGCCGGATATTTTGGGATATCTCACACAAGCCCGCCAAGATGCCGGACTACCGCAACTTCAAAACCAGTATTTGGATGTAACAGGAAAACTAAATGCTCTCAACCAAAGTCTCTATGACGCTGAGGGAAAAATAAATACCACACCAGATTTGACCCAGTTCCAGATGGGCGCGAGGGAAAATGCTTTGACTCGCGCATCCAATCCTTTAATCGGACAACTGCAAGCCCAACAACAAACACTCGGAGCGCAAATGGGCGTTGGCCAGCAAAATGTCGCCCAAGGACTTGGAGCGGCCACAAGCCAAGCGGGTCTAGGATTCCAACAGCAACAACTGCAACAGCAACGCCAATTAGGTTTGGCGGGACTCGGTTTGCAGGCGGTTCAACTTCCAGCCCAGAATCAACTGCTTACCGCTCAAGCCCAGCAAGCTCAAGCCCAAGCTGGGTTCTATAAGAATATCTACGGAGGATTAGACCAAACTGGCGGAAATAGTGGTACTAGAACTGGAGTCGGGGCATTGCCGCAGTTTTTACAGGGAGCAGTTACTCAAGATATTAATGGCCAAGGGTACATTGTTGAAAGCCGTGTTCCATCTCTTGGAGGACTTGGCACTGATGCCGCTAAAAGCTATGCAGGTAGACTTGGTGTGCCTATCCTCACTGATGCTCAAGCCCAATCTATCGCGGGATTGGACACAACCCAAAATAATCTAGCCAGTCTGCAGCAATTAATTAACCCCACATCTCAGGGGGGGCAAGGACTGTTAGGCAGTGGGTTAGGCGGAAAATTACAGGGGGTAACTCTTAATAATCTTGAGAAAGCATTAGGTATCGGCAATGGGCCACTGCTTACTCAGATTGATTCCTTTAGGGAATCAGCCATCAAACAAATTCAAGGTTTAGCTTCCGGCGGAACGGGACTTAGAATAAACCAAGCAGAAATAAATTCAGCAATTCAAAACTTGCCAACTACTTCTGACAATATTGAAACCGCCAATGCTAAAATGCAACAGTTATCAGTATTTTTTGCCAACCAAAGGTCAGCTATCTTTGCCCTAGGCGGACTTAAGTCTTCATTCCATGCCTTGACCAATCAGGGAGCTTATTCATGGTAGACCCAAACTCTTTACCGCCACCGACCGATTTAGGTGCGGTCAATCTTGCTAAATCCATTAGAACCGTAGAATCAAACGGAAACTTTCAGGCACAAGGAAAATCCGGAGAGTCCGGAGCTTATCAGTTTATGCCTAAAACTTGGCAGTCTTATGCCGGGAAATATCTTGGCGACCCGAATGCCGAGATGACCAAAGAGAATCAAAACTTTGTGGCCTATTCCAAAATTAAAGAACTCAAAGACCAAGGATTTTCTCCCGACCAAGTAGCTTCTATATGGAATTCAGGCAAACCTGATTATCAAGGCAATGTAGGCGTCAATTCCCAAGGAGTCGGTTTTAATACGCCCAAATATGTTATTTCGGTAATGAATAAATATCAGCAGTTTAGACAAGGCGTGGAAAATGGAACGACACTTCCTAACCCTTCGCAAGTTACAGACCAAACTCAACAGCAAAAATCTCTGGGAGGATTTGTGGGGAATATCTTTTCCAGTGGGGCAAATCTAGTAGGCGGGTTGGCCAACATATTCCTCCACCCAATACAGACAGTCCAAGGAATCGGCCAAGCTATCGCCCACCCGATTCAGAATGTTGTTAATCCCTTAAAGGAACGCTATGGCGGACTTTCAAATATCGCTAACACTCTATATAACGACCCAGTCGGGGCGGCTTTAGATGTCTCCACTGTTTTAGGCGGGGTAGGTGCTTTAGGAAAAATTGGGGCAGAGGGTTCTAATCTGGCAAGATTGGGAGAGATGGCAGCAAAGGGTTCTGAAATTATTGACCCAATCCAAGGAGCATTGAAATTAAGTCAAGGAGCTTTGACTAAAACACTTGGTAAGGCCGGGACAACCGCTGAAAACATTTATCAAAATACTTTAAAACCTAGTATGGCATTGCAAGAAAAATTCCCCAATCTAATCCAGTCTGGTCTCCAAAGAGGAATCCCAATTACTGAAAAAGGATTATCTGGTATTGAACAGACTCTTACTGATTTAAGAAAAGGGGTTAAAGAATTAACTGCAAATTCTAGCGGTACGATTGATAATCAAGCTATTATAAATTACCTACAACGTTCAAAACAATTATGGAAAGGCACATCAGTTGAAACTGAGGCTAGTCAAAAGATAGACCAAATTGCACAAGATTTCTTAAAACAACAAGGAGAAACAAGCACGGTAGCTCAAGCTCAAACTGTAAAAGAAGCCCGTCAATTTGAAAACCGTAAAAGATATGGAGATATAGGAGCGATAGGTTCAGAGGCTAATAAGGACATTGCTTATGGAATTCGCAAAGAAATAGAAAAACAAATTCCTGAAGTGGGAAAACTTAATCAAAAGAGCATTGAATTTCAAGGACTGAATAAAGCAATAACAAAAGCACTGCAACGGATTGGAAATAAAAATACGATAGGGCTAACTGATATTGGGGCAGGTATTTTAGGTGCGACCGCTACTGGGCCTATGGGAGCTTTAGCGGGTGTGGCAACACACATCTTTAGAGACCCGGGGGTACAATCACGGTTAGCGATTGCTCTTTACAAACTTTCAAAAACACAACCCTATATTCTAGGGTTGTACAAACCGGGGCTAGGAGGAATACTTAATCAACTAAACACAATAGTTAAGCAAAACCAAACAACACCTTAATAAGATAAGGAATGAGTAAAATAATAAACCAAGGAGAAACAAAAATAGCTAAAAGAATCGAACATAGTAAAAAGAATGCATAGCCTAATTTCATAATTAAACCATACCACAAACTTACCCACAATGCCAAAAAACGGACAATATAAAATATCCATAGAAAACAGAATAACCACACTGGAAGCCAACTATATAGAACTAAAGGATAAGATTGAAGAAGTCGTGAATAACCATCTAAAACATCTTGCCGATAATGTTGATAAGATACAATGGCTGTTAATCACAAACTTAATCGCAGTGATTTTCCTTTTGCTTCAGAAGTATATCGCGAGATAGGCAACTCGTTAAAAGGCCAGTTCTTTAAGGAGGGGAACTATGCTTTGTCCTAAATGCTGTTCTCAGGTGGATTGCGAGGAATGTCGCAAGTTGGACAACTTCCTCAAGTGGTCGGTCAGAATTGCTTCCTTGGCCGTCCTGGGGCTGATGGTGGCCTATTGGGTGTCAGGAGGTGAGTAAATGGAGAACATCTACTGCCGTGAATGCAATCTCCGCATTGCTCAGGCCGAACCGCAGGTTGCTTTCAAGAAGCCGGGTCAGACGGAGTATTGGTATTTTCACAATTCGGTCTCGTCTCCGTGCTGGCAGAAGTGGCAAGAGGCCGACCTTAAACGGAAAGCCAAAGTTCAATAGAGGGGGTGATCCTTTCTAGGTTCGGCAGTTTCCCTTAAAGCTGCCAATTTTTATGCGCGAAGCCAGAAATACAAGATGTGAAGTTATATGCGTTAAATGCGGTGATGTTTTAGTGCGAAGTTGGAATATTAAAAATGCCGTTTGTTTTGACTGTACAACTAAGCGTAAAAATGAATATAATGCCAAGAGAAAAGCAGAGGGTTATAAACAGAGATATAAACCTGTTGTCCACAGTTAATAAGTGATAATTACATAGGATTTTCCTATATAATCTGATACTTATCCACATATCCACAGCCTTTAATTATAATTATCTTATCTTCTCTTGGGGGATTATAAGGGGGGATTAAAAAATGAAAAAACCATTAGACAATTTAATAGTTACGCAAGCATTTGGAGTCAATCCCCAAAATTATTCCCAGTTTGGATACAAAGGGCATGAGGGCGTGGATTTTAAGACGCGCTGGCTAAGTCCTTCGGTCAGTCTTTGGAACGACTTTAAGGGTTGGCGACCGGTCTATGCGGTCCGTGATGGCAGGGTGGAAGTATTTTATGACCAAGGATTCTATGGCACGCATATTTATCTAACCGATAACCAAGGGAATAACTATCTCTACGCTCATTTGAAAAATGCTCGGTGCGCGACTGGCCAACTGGTATTTGCAGGGCAGATAATCGCCGTCAGCGATTCCACAGGCAATGCCAATGGCCCTCACTTGCATTTCGGGTATAAACCCAAGGGATATGACCCGAACAATGGCTATGGCGGATTTGTTGACCCAATGCCCTTATTTAACCCTATACAGATTGCTCAAAACCCTATGCAACTGCCCCTCCAAGTCGCCAGGATAGGCCTAAACTTGCCCCCAGGCGATAGTTTCCTGCAGAGTGTAGCTAATTTCTCAAGCGGTAAGATTCCGTGCGTCCTGAAGGATTATCCGCTAAATATCCCAGTGGGCAAATTAAGTCAAGACCAGGCCTATATGATAGCCGACCAAGTGAACCCCAGCGAGAAGTTTATTTTTATATTTTACCAAGGCGCAGTGGATAGCGTGTTTTTTTCAACCTTTTATTATCCAGCTAGAAATTGCGTTATTACTGCTTGTCCTGGCAACGATTCCCGATTGTTGACATTTGAATTTGCGCATCAAATAACCGTGGCGTACAATAATCATAGAGGCAGTAACCCTTATATTGAGGATACCGATTCACTTTATCCGTCGGATGATTTCATCAGGCAGAAATACGATTTGGTATCAAAATTTTATCAATGAGTGAAATTTTACCAGAAGAATTAGTCGGAGAAGTAACTAATGAACCAGTGGTAGAAACTCCAACTGCGGAAGAAGAGTCCGCTCCTGAAGTTTCAACACCGGAAACAGTTGATGAACAGTAAATTAGTTTTGTTCTTTCACCTGGCGGGTCAGATACTCGCCCAGACCGCAGTCGCCGGACTGCCATTGTTTAAGACCCACGAACCGATTTATTCGGCAGTCGTGGCTATCGTCGGTGTATTTATCGCCTTCTTTGACCAGACCCAAAGTAAAACTCAATAACCTATTAGGACTCTTTGGAAGTACATAGTAGCGGTTAGTCTCCTCTGGCTACTGGCGCTCCTGATATTCACCCACAAGGCACACGCTAAGACTTACGGCAACTTTAATTCTCAATTCTTGTTGCCGACCAGTGTAACGTCCAAGATTCTATCCGCTTCATATAGTTTCAGTCCCCCAGTCCTCTATCCGCAAGAAGTTTCCCCTCAAGAATACCTAAGACAGCTCGCTGGCTCGGATTTTGAGTTGTTAAACTGTCTTGCCACCAAAGAATCTGGCTGGGTAATGAAATGGAACTATATGAATCCCACTAGTGATCCTAATTCTAAATATAGTGCCTATGGATACTTCCAAATCGTAAAAAGCACGGCTGAAAGAATAGACCCAACATTAGACCGAATGGATCCTTATGATAATATAAAGTTGGCTGTTAAGATTTACGATAAATTAGGAGTTAATCAATGGTTGGTTGCCCCACTTTGTAAAACCTTATAGCTTTTGCTCCATAACTATCCGTTTTTTTGTGACAAGATTTACAAAGTGTAATTCCATTAGTCAAATCGAATCTTAATTTAGGATATGGCTTATAGGGTTTAATGTGATGAGCTTCGATATAACCACCCTTTGTACCACAATGTTGACAAGTAAAGTCATCCCTAGCAAAAACCGATTTACGCCATCGGATTCCTTCAAAAGATTTTCGTCTATCTTTATCTTTTTTAATTCCACCTTTCCAACTAGGGCTTTTTTCCCTTACCTTATAAGACCCAGAACATTTTGTAGAACAAAATATCCCTTTGCCATTGTAAGATAATCTTATTTTGAATGATTTTTTACAAGCAATACAGATACACTCTTTAGAATGACTTAATGACAGATATTTACCAGCACAAAACCTAGAGCAAAATTTTTGTCTAGTCTTATACCAAAATAGCTTTTTACAATTTGAACAGAATCTACCCGAACCTCTATTATTGGTAGAATATATTTTTAATCTTTTAGTTAAAGATTTTAATCCTTTGTTCCAAGGAATAAAACCTTTTTTGAAAATACCTTTTGTGATTATCCCAGTTTTCTTTCCTTTATTCCAAGGTATAAGTCCCTGTTTAAATTGAGTTCCAAATGACAAACTTATACCTCTAAACCCGATACCCTTACATTTTAGAGAACAAAATCTAGTATTTTTATTTCTAAAATCGCGAGGGTACCTATAAACACTTTTATGGCAAATAATACAAGAAATAACTTTACCCTTCTTCATACTTTAACCTTAACACAGCAACGGGCTAATTTCAATTGGTCTAACTAGATTTTATAAGACGCCTTTATACTGGGTGTCTTTAGAGTCTGGTTAGACTCAATTAAATCCCCGAAAGACCGTAACTGCAACTTGCGGTCTTTTTGGTTTAGTGCTATAGTATGACTAAAGTTTGATTTCAAACCGCCGTAAGGCCAAGAAGCCCAGCGTGAATCCAATTAAGGACGCGGGGCTTTTTGTTAACTAGGCGTTTGAAGGTTAACAAAAGTTATCCACTTTTGGATTTGACCTATCTGGCAAGCGTATGCTAGGATAGTAAATGAAGTGTGGGTATCTGGGTAGAACTCGCTAGTATCCGGAGAGTAAGATAACCAAAAGGTTATGTCACTTCGGCGAAAATGGCTACTTGGAAAACAACACTTGTGTCGAAAACATTTAAACAACCAATAAACAACCAATAAACAACCAAGTGGATATAAATCAAGCCGCTAAAATTATGGGTAAAAAAGGCGGAAACAAAAACAAAAAAAAAGGCAAGGGCTATTTTCAGAACCTGCAAAGATTAAGCAGCCAAGCCAAACGAAATAAGATTTTAGAATCGTTTAAGGTCGAGGATTTAGATAATTCGGTTACGGCCAAAAGTCTGACCGAGAAACTGGAACAAATAGACGAAAACAAATAACATAACTAAATATGCACATAAAAATAGAAAAAAGATATTCAGCCGAGACTAAACTAGAAGGAGAAGCAAATTCTTTCAAAGAGTTTATTATTGCTAATCGTAGCAATTTAAGCGGTAGCGATTTACGCGGTAGCGATTTAAGCGATAGCTATTTACGCGATAGCAATTTAAGCGATAGCGATTTACGCGGTAGCAATTTAAGCGATAGCAATTTACGCGATAGCAATTTAAGCGATAGCGATTTACGCGATAGCAATTTACGCGGTAGCGATTTACGCGATAGCAATTTACGCGGATGTAGGATTAAAGTTATCCAAAAAGAAGACCTACTGAGAAGTTTAGGAGTAATAATTGAGGATTGAAACAAATAATCAAAAATCCCTCTTGCGAGAGATTTTCGAAAAAATCATTCTAATTCTACCGCAACCGAGGGAACTGTCAAGTATGATAACCGAATCACAAAGCGAAGCTAGGTCAAACTTTCGGATCGGATTGACAAACATCCATTCCGACCTGGACTATATCGCTTTTCAATTAGCTAGTGTATTGGAGGCCGATGACCTGGACAACTTAATCGCCAGGTTGCAGGAGAAGTATAGCGAGAAGGTAAATAAGAAACTTGAACTATGAACAAAGAATTAGTTAAAAAAATACATGACTCCGCTTTAGATATGATGTCTAAGGTAGGATTTGAGGAAGATGGGCATACTTATAAAAGATTATCAGATGGCAAACTTCTGGCTGGGGTAACGACTGTATCATCAATCATTCCTAAAGATTGGTTATCGGCTTGGGGTGCAAAAGAAGCAGTCAAAGCGTTAGGATATTCTGATTATCCTGAAGATATTGAATTAGCAAGAGAAGTGTTTAATAAAATTCAATTACTGGGAGATATACGCGAAGTTGACGAAGGAGTAAAAGAATACATCGCCCTTCTTAAAGAAGCTAAGGGTGCGTCGGGTCGTAAATCTAAGACCGCCTTGGTGGACGGGAAAGTCGGTCATTCGTGGCTCGAAGCCTATTGTAAGGCCAAAATCAGAGGTACAAAGCTTCCCACAATGCCTCTAGACGCTTTAAAACGCCCCCTAGAGCAATTCATAGAGTGGGAGCAGGCAAATGTGGCTTATTGGATACTTTCGGAGGCCAGGGTGGCTTATCCTGAAAAGGAGTATGCCGGAACAATGGATGCTATGGCTATGATGAAGACCGATAAACTGGCAATCGTGGATTTCAAGTTCGCCTCACATATCTCTGAAGACTATTATTTGCAGACTGCGGGGTATCAACATACTTTTGAACCTTATGGAATAAAGATTGACCAAAGAATTATTGTCCGTTTGCCCAAAACTCTTGAGATAGAAGAGTGGGATAAAGAAAATAGAAAATACAAAAAGATTCCAAACAATATAGAAGTTAAAATAGTTAAAACTCCATACGATTTTGATCGGGACACATTTTTAAATATGTTGCCCGTCAAAAAATGGATTAACTATGTAAAAGATGCAAAAAACATTTAAAATTTTAGGCAGAGAACCATATAACTTCACGGCCAGGGACGGCAAGGTCTATCCGAAGTGCCGGTATCAGACGGACTCGGATGCTTTAGACCTATTCGCCCTCAACCTTGAGGTCGGCAAGTCGTATGACTTTGAGGAACAGGAAAAAGAAGCTAATGGCAGGGTGTATAAGAATTGGGTGTTGGTCAAGCCCAAAAATACCCTGGAGTTAAGGATAGAAGTTTTGGAAAGCCGTGTTTCTAAACTTGAGAGTATGTCCTTTCAAGATGAACCAGACCTTTCACAAATACCCTTTTGATGACCATTAGAGAAATTGTCTATGAACGCCAAAATGAAATTAAAAAAGGGGTTTTCACGCCGACAAGAGCTTCAGAAATACTTGTTGAACTCGCCTCAATTCTCGGAAATTGCAATGACCGAATCCGAGAAACTGACGTGGCATATAATAAAGAGTTGCTTCGCTGGCTGGATTCTGAAACGAAGGCAAACCGAGCAAGAATCAAGGCCGAGTGTTCCAAAGAATACTTGGACAAGCGTGAGGCAAGAGATATTAAGGAATTAGTCGTGGAAATAATGCGTAGCTTAAAGTATTATCTCAATAACGCCGAAGAGGAATACGGTCTCGGCAAATATCAATGACCATAAAAAAGACCATAATAACCCTCCTGCAAACCAACGGCCCAATGTTTAAGGGAGTGATTGAGGATAAAGTCCGAGAATCCAATCGGGTCATGGGCGACACGACCTCCCGCCGTCTGCGAGAACTGACCAAGGCGGAAATTATTAAAAAGGAAATCGTGGACGGAAACACGGTCTATGTCTTAATTGAAAAGCATATCCCAAAGCCCGTCTACCTAAACCCCAACACGATAAGACTGGAATAGTCCACTGTTTATCCACTTATTTGTTTGGCGGTTATTTTAAAAAGGAGTAGGGTAGGGTTATAAACAGAATACTTGTATTAACTTGCGGGCATGGTATTATGCTAAAAACATCCAACCTAACCGCAAGTGGGTTGGGTGTTTTGTTTAGGGAGTCAGAGTTCTAAACTACTCAATCTTTTCCTCGCAAGAGGTTCGGCAATTAAAAGGTAATTCACAAGTTTAGCTACATACTTCATACCTATACCGAGTCATATCTAGCATCCTTTGAGTCAGACAAGATTCTGACTGGATGACCTAGAACCCACGATATGAACGGGTAGGGAGAAGGGTAGAGGGTGCATTCAAACCTCTTAGGGCTTAATAAGGGGTAGGGGCATTTCGTAAAAATGAGAATATATAAAAATAAACCAGAACAAAGTTTTAAAGAATTGGCGAATAAAAATGGTTTTCAAGTAATGAGAAGGGGTTATCCTGACTTTATGATTTTAAAAGATAGTAAGATTATTGGTTTTGTAGAAGTTAAGCGTTCTAAATCTGTTGAATTAAAAATATCTCAAAAAATATTTGGTAACTTTTGTAGAGAATTTGATATGCCATTCTTTAAATGGACTCCAAAAGATGAATTTCCTGTATTATTAAAGGGAGGGGATTAAATAAATTTTGCGAAAATGGATTTATTATATCAAAGATGTGTGGCAACGGAGTAGTAAGCAATGTGGTTATAGAAATAATCAAACTATGCAACCCCTCCCCCTAAAAGACTACAAACCCAAAAAATTAACCCGCTATGATTTGGTTAAAGAAATTGCCGATCGATTGAATGAGCGGGCGGGAAAGTGGCTGAAGCTCTTGGAGGGTTGGGAATGGAAAGATATAGACGAGGTGTATCGTTCCGCCCTCGCTCTCTCAAAAGACCGAGATATGCCATTCGCTAAAAGTTTCAACTGGCATATTAAGGAGATTAAGAAATCAATGAGTGGATAAGTGATTTGACTACATTATATACATTGTCCTATAATGGATTTATGAATAAAAGAAAACAACTCTCAATGAAACGGCTGACTCAAATGGCTTCTGACCATTTGATTGCCAAACTCGGCTCGGAAGAAAAAAACATTTCTAAAGTTAAGCAAGCCCGCAAGATTGTTTTAGAGTATCTGGATTATGTCTGGAAGAATAAAGAAAAGGATTTGTAATGAAACAAAAGAGCATTAGCCAGCTAAAAATCAATGAGTCTAAATAAATTAACGGCCTCCAGTCCGTCAACTGGAAAAAATAATGTACACGGATAAGGACGGGAAAGCATTAGTGGGTAAAGCATTAGTGGGTAAATTAGTTAGCCATATAGTATTTGGCTTTATTGGGCTTATAATATTATTTGGTTCTTGGGCGATTGTTGGAGCTGGTGAGCGTGGGGTAAGAGTCAGATTAGGTGCAGTTATAGATAAGTCAATTCTTCCTGGATTTACTTTCAAGATTCCTCTTATTGAAAGCATTGTAAAACTCAATGTTCAAATAAAAAAAGAATCAGCTAATTTAGATGCGGCTTCCAAAGATTTGCAGACAGTAACTTCAGTCGTGGCGTTGAATTATCACCTAGACCCAAGTAAAGTATCAATTACTTATAGAGATATAGGGTTAGATTACAATGCTAGAATTATTGACCCCGCTCTACAAGAATCATTAAAAGCATCTACGGCTCAATTTACTGCCGAGGATTTAATCCAAAAACGAGAAGAAGCTAGACAAATTGTTAAGGATTTATTGAGTAAAAAGCTGTTAGCTCACGGAATTATTGTTGATGAATTTAATGTCGTTAATTTTAAATTTTCGTCTACCTTTGAACAAGCGATTGAAGCTAAAGTTACAACTGAACAAAATGCTCTAGCGGCCAAAAATAAACTTTCTCAAATCCAGTATGAAGCCCAACAAAGAGTGGCACAAGCAGATGGCGAAGCAAAAGCTATTGCCATTCAAGCTCAAGCCATACAACAATCTGGTGGCAAAGAATATGTTAATTTGAAATGGGTAGAAAAATGGAACGGTCAACTTCCACAAACAATGTTAGGCAGTAATACACCCCTAGTTAATATCGGAAAATAAATTTGAAACAAAAGAGCATTAGCCAACCAAAAATCAAAGAGAAGGATTTGCAAAGGGCAATCCTTGACTGGCTGAGACTGAAAAGAATCTTTGCCTTTAAAATAAATAATGTGGGCATTAAGAAGCCAAATGGCAGTTATATCCCCAGCCAGTTGCGTGGAATCAGCGACATAGTGGGTATTTTGCCCCACACGGGGCGATTCCTGGCGATTGAGGTGAAAGGGTCGGGCGGAGTCGTATCGCCTCACCAAGAGCAGTTTATCGCTAATATCAACAAGTGGGGCGGAGTAGGAATAATTGCCTATAAGTTGGAAGACATAATAGAAGTTTTAAAATAATCAAACTATGGAAAATCTAATCAAAACCTTTACCGTAAATATAACCAAACAAACTTGGAAACAGGCCGTAAGCTCTGTCGGCAACACTCCTAAAGATTATAAAGTCTGGAAAGTCGGCGACCAGTTTAAGCACCCTAAACTTGGCCAAAGAGAGTTGGTCTTGGTCAATGGTATAAAGTCTTTTAAGAAAGCCATTGAATACGCCAAAGATAATAAATTAAACCTAACTTCTCCTTATGAAGTCTTCGCCTTAAAGATTAATTTTGAGAAAGAACTTGGGGGTTATGGCCACATCGTGGCCACCACGGAGTGCGCCTTCGTGGGCTACCGGCGGGCATGCGATGTCTGGTGGCGCGGCGGGTCCCGCGAGGCCCGCCTGGGTTGGCTCGAGGGCTTCGGCAGCTCCAGTGGTTGGTTTGCCTTCTCCCGCGATTCCAGTAAATCTTCAGCTCCCGACTTGAATAATAAAGATTTAGACGGCGAAGTTGTTGAAATCAAGGGAATAGAATATAAATTAACTAAGATTTAAGCGATTTGAATCTATGCTTATCCATAATGGAAAACTTAACAGAAAAACAAACAAAAAAAATGATTGAAAAAGCCAAAGGTTCTTGGAAAGTTTTTAATGAGTGGATGGCGGGTCAAACTTGCCCGTTGATAGATGGAAAGTGTGGATATTACGAATATGATGTAGCCAGATTTATTAGATATAAGTGCAACCCCAAAAATGAGCCATACGAAGAATGGGATTAACTCCCCCCTATGTCATTAAAACAAATTAAACGATATATGAAATTAAATAATCCTTCTAAACTTTGGCCTTTTCTCCTAGTATTCTTTATCCTATTTACGATTGAAAACTTTGGATTAAAAAGATATCTTTGGGCTTCATTTGATGCGATTTTTTCAGTTATTTCATTTTTTGCGGTATTAAATAATATAAAATGACTAAACAAAACTGTTGTATGGGCGGATGCGGAGATATTAACTGTGAGCATTGTGGCGACATTCACTCTAAATCAAAACAAAAAGAATATAAACTAACTATGGAAAATCTAATCAAAACCTTTACCGTAAATATAACCAAACAAACTTGGGAACAAGCCGTAAGTTCTGTCGGCGACACTCCTAAAAATTATGATGTCTGGAAAGTCGGCGACCAATACAAACTTCCCAAACTCGGTGAAAGAGAATTAGTATTGGTCAATGGTATAAAGTCTTTTGAGGAAGCCATTAAATACGCTAAAGACAATCAATTAAATTTAACCTCTCCTTACGAAGTCTTCGCCTTAAAGATTAATTTTGAGAAAGAATTTGGAAATCATAACCACATCGTGGCCACCCAGGAGTGCACCTTCGGGGGCTACCGGCAGGCGTGCTATGTCTGGTGGCACGGCGAGTCCCGCGGGGCCTACCTGGCTTGGCTCGGGTTCTTCGGCCACTCCTTTGGTTGGTTTGCCTTCTCAAAAGAAGATAATAAAGTTAATGGAAACGGTGAATCTAATGAAAAAGATTTAGACGGCGAAGTTAATGAGTTGCTGGAGTTGGTTAGCCAAAAAATAAAAAACATTAGAACTTTTGGGAATAAAGAGGATTATTTTTTCAAGGGATGGCAAAGTGCCTTAGATACTGTAAAACTTGACCTCTCCGACCTTGAATCCCTTATAAAAGATAAGTTAAGGAAGTAAATATGAAAAAAGAAACTAAAACTTGTAAATGCGAGTGCCACAATCCAATGTCAAAATTTGATAAATGTTCAATGTGCGAATCACATCATACGGAAGAAGAATGTCCCGAATGTGGTCGTTTTGACGGACATAGTGCAAGTTGCGTAATGATTGAATAAGTCTTTAGAAATAAGAGAAGATTAACAAAGATGGTTGGTTGAATAGAGGGGTACAGAATGTGTCGTGTAGGGCTGATGCCTTAAGGTGTAGCTACCGCCCCTCTCTTTAGCCAATCATCCCCCAGTTTAGCCAGAAGTAAATAATTAGAACCTAATTAAGATAAAGAGATATGAAAAAGAATAAAACATTCAAAATAAAAGATTTGGTCAAAGTCCATTATCTCGGTTTTACCGAAGATGGAATGATTGTCAGTTCGCCAAGAATGATACAAAAATCTTATAGCACATCTTTAAGATATTGTGTTGAAAAAAAGGACGGTAAAAGAGATTGGGTTATACCAAGAATAATAATTAAACGAAGGTTTCCTCTAACCCCCTAAGTAGGGATAAAGAGTATAAAATACATTCAATTCCGTAAATTTAGTATACAAGTTAAACTAAACTAAGGCATTGAAAAGGGAGAATATGAGTTATACGTGGCTTGAAAGATTTAGTAAAGATGCCCTAAAAGATCGTTTTAAGGAACTTTTCCTTCGAGAGATCCAGTTGGTGGAAAAAAATGAAGAGATAAATTCTAAAGAAAGACTAATTGACCGTAGAATAGAAAATATTGAGCATCTAAAAAATAATGAGAAAAATGAAGCAGTTTATTCTTTAGAAAGAAATATCAAACGACTTAGTGATGAACTCGAAGAAGCAATTAGGCGCAATAAAGAAATAGCCAGCCATCAAGAAGAGATAAATGAGAAAAATGTTGTTTTAGCCAAATTAAAAATCGAAGAAGAAAATATCCAGCATTTAATTAATGCGAAAGAAAATATTTATACCTATATTGCCAATAATTCTCAAGCTTATTTAAATCAAAAAGATGGAATAATTAACGGTCAAATATTAGCTATCGAAACTTATAAAGACATGATTAGATACATGCAAGATGTTTTAGCGGTAGCGGTGGGTAAAATACCAGAAGTTGATTTCAAAGATTTTAAGATAAACATAACTCCAGGCCAAGCTCAACAAAACAAACCGCAACAACATGACCAACAACGAAAGCCGGACATTAAGTCATAAACGTTTTCCATATTGGAACAAGCGGAAAATCCACTATAAAAATCCTATCATATTAGCGCCACAAAAGCTTAGGACGGGATTTCTAAAATATAACCATCTGATTATTGTGGATCGTCAATTAAACTTGCGGGAACAGTTAGACTTAAAAGCTGATTTGATTCTTAGGGGGTAAGTGGTATAATAGACCCATGGATAAAGGCGGAAGACCTCTAAAATTCAATACCCCCCAAGAACTCGAGCAAAAAGCTGAAGAATACCTTTCTAGTACCCCAAACAATGAATGGACGATAACCGGCCTTGCTTTGGCTCTTGACACAACTAGGCAAACTCTGGTGAACTATGAAAATAGAGATGAGTTTTTAGACACAGTAAAAAAGCTTAAGACTAAAGTAGAAAACTCTTATGAATTAGGATTAAGGAAGCGTGGCGGCGCGGGAGATATATTTGGTTTGAAAAACTTCGGCTGGAGTGATAAGATTGAAACTGAACATTCAGGGGAAATAACTCAAAAACAATACATTATCAAAGATGGAAGTGAATCATCAGATATATCAACCACACCAAGGCCAACTGAAGGTATTGAAGGACAACCATAGGTTTAAAGTATTAAGTTGTGGCAGGAGATGGGGAAAAACTACTTTAGCAATCAATAAACTCCTTAAAGAAGCTTTATTAAATGCAAAAACTGACTATTGGTATGTTGCCCCTACATATTCCCAGGCCAAAACTATTGCTTGGCGATACCTTGTTGAGCAGTATCGAGAACTTCCTTTTGAATTGCAACTTGGAAAGAATGAGTCAGAACTTTGGGTGGAGGTTGGTAATAGAAGTCGGATCACTCTCAAAGGGGCGGAGAATGAAGATTCATTGCGTGGAAGCAAACTTGGCGGATTAGTGATTGATGAAGTGGCCTCGATTAGGAACTTTAAATATTTATGGGAAGAAGCGCTTGGGCCATCATTAACCGACAAAGAAGGATGGACATTGTTTATCTCTACGCCCAAGGGATATAATTATTTCTATGATATTTTCATAGAGGAACAAAAGAACAAAGATTTTAAAAGCTTCCATTTCACTAGCTACAACAATCCTTTCTTGCCCGCGCATGAGATAGATCGTTGGAAGGAGACCTTGACAGAAGATGCTTTTGCCCAAGAGTATTTAGCAGACTTTAGAAAGTTTACGGGTTTAGTCTTTAAGGACTTCAGCAGAGACTTGCATTGTATAGATGCAATAGACCTTCCTGGGGGAGATTCATATTTCAGAGCGATGGACTTTGGAGCTGTTAATCCCACCGTTTGTCTCTTTATTCGTGTAGATAGAGATGGTACAATATACATATACGATGAGTATTATGAACGGGAACGGACTACTGAGGACAATGCTTATGCCATTCGCGCCAAGCACCCGACCACTAATTTTAGCGCCACATGGGGCGACCCATCAGGCAAACAGGAACGAATAGACTATGCCAAATATGGACTCCATATCACCCCAGCAAATAAGCAGATTATTGACCAAGTTACTGGGAAACTTAAAGAAGTTCAGGAAGCTGACTGGATTAAACATCGAATTAATCTTATTGCCGAAAGGCTCAAGATTAACCCTATTACAAGAAAACCAAGAATCTTCGTCTCTAAATACTGTCTTAACACCATTAGGGAGTTTGAGTCTTACCGATGGGAAGAAAAAAAGGACAAAAGTATTAACCAAACTGACAGACCAGTTAAAGCAGATGATCACGCCATTGATGGGTTAGGATATTTTATGTGTTCTTATGTTAAAATGCCTATAAGAGCTTTCCGTCAACCGCCACCATTTATTGCCAGGAGAATATCACCTGGGCCATTAGAGGGAGTTTAATGAGTGCCTAAACAATCAACTGAGCAGCCCAATATGGGTTCAAACTATATCGGGCAGGATAAGCAATTTCCGACTAACGACGATAAACAGTTAGCGGTGGTTTTGAATGCTTATAATTATTCACGTAGTTTTTATTCCTATCGTTATCTTAAGTTTCGCCAATGGTTGCGCCTATTTCATCGCATACCTGATACCAAGCCTCCATTTCGAAGCAATCTTTTCATACCATTGGTGTATCCCCTAGTTTCCACCGTTCTTCCAAGGATGGTTGCCAATAATCCTAGTTTTAGATTTGAACCGCGTGAGGAGTCGGATGAAGAAGCAGTGGAGCAAATGTCCACGCTTATCAAGTACCAATTAGACCGGGCAGATTTTTTTAAAAAACTTAAGATGTGGGTCAAGGACTGTCTGATGTTCGGCGTAGGGATTATGAAAGTCTATTGGTATCGCAATGACAAAGAAGGCGTGAATGATACCGATTTGCAAGTAGTCGATTTGTTCGATTTCTTTCCCGACCCCAAAGCTACTCAAGTGGATTCAGGAGACTTTATGATTCACCGCACCATTGTCCCTTTATCGGGGCTAAGAAAAGCGGTTAGCGCTGATGGCAAAAAGATTTATAAGAACCTTGACCAAATCAAAGATAATTCAAATGAGGAAAATTCAAATAAGCTTTATCTCACAAATGACCGAGCAATGACGATTGGAGACATTGATGCGCGATTAATTCTCGGTACGCCCTATCGTCAGTCTCTTACTCGACAAGTGGAAATCCTAGAGTATTGGGGGATATTCGGAAATGATGACGAAGAATATCTAATCACGATTGCCAATCGAAATACAGTCATCCGTTTTGAAAAGAATCCCTATGATGGATTAAGACCCTTCGTAAAGATGGAAATAGACCCGGTTAATTTCCTGTTCTATGGCACGGGTCTCATTGACCCATTGGAGAACCTTCAGAACGCCCTTAATGATACCCGCAATCAAAGGATGGACAATGTGAATCTGATACTTAACAAAATCTTCCTTGTTTTGAAGGATGCCGACGTCAATGAACAGGAACTTATTAGTCGTCCTGGCGGAGTTATTTATCAAAGTATTCCCGGCGGAGTATCAATTTTAGAAACACCGGATATTACCCAATCGGCCTATCAGGAAGAAGCCCTGATTAAACAGGATGCCCAAGAAGCGATTGGCGTAACCGATATTATCCAAGGAGCTTTGACCGATGCCAACGCTCCAGTCAAGGGGCAAGTAACCAATAAGACGGCGCGAGGGGCGCAGATAGCCGTCGAGCAAGCTGGTTCGCGTTTTAAATACTATATGCAGAATATGGAGGATTCCTTAAAGAAGCTCGGGGAATTGATGTATAAGTACAATCAGCTATTCCTCTCCGAAGAAAAGGTTATCCGAGTGGAAGCTCCCAATGATTATGAAGCGTTACAGAAAAGTTCACTCCTCTCAAAGATTAAACAGAAGATGGGTATGCCGAGCCAACCACAGTCGCAATTCGTATGGAAAAAAATCAGGCCGGATTCAATTAAAAACTTAAATCTTGATGTTAGGGTAGAGTCCGGTTCAACCCAGCCGATTGAGGAAAGCCTCAAACAGCAAAAGATTCTAAACTTGATTGGACTCTTCGCCCAACTCCCGGTAACCACGCCTAAGACTTATCTATCTCTTGCAGAAATGATTTTGGATGCGTATAATACGCCTAAGAAAGATAAGATTTTACAGACTTTGGAAATACCCCAACAGCAAGCACCGAAAGCTTCTGTCAGTGTATCCTTGAAAGGCGACTTGAATCCTTTGGAGACCGCCGACATTGCCAAGCAAGTAGGCGCATCCCAGCAATCCACCGACCCTAAATTAATAACAGGCCTGATGGCGCAAGAACGCCATGATGGTATAATGGATAAAATGGTTGACCATGCGTCAGCCCTTGACCAAAAGTTATTCGACCATGCCGCAGGACTACAACAATCTAATGCCCAGCCTGGGGGACAAGCGAACATTCCTGGTTCAACTCCGCAATAGCCCTGGATGGAAAATACTAGAAAGGGACATCCGGGAACAGATTAAGAACAAGGAAAGACGTTTGCGTAAATGCGCGGATTATGAATTGGATAAGATTCAAGGTTATTTAGAGGGTCTGGAGTTTCCGCTCCAGAAGGTCGAGGAAAGTTTAAAGGGAGAAAAATAGATGCCACTTACAAGAGAAGATTCCGCCTCAGAAGGCGGAGCGGTTAAACAAGAACTGCATCAATATAAACAAAGAGACTTGATAAAGGTTCAATTCAGCCAAGGTAAGGTGTTAAGCCATAATCTTGGTGAAGATGTGTCATTGGACAAGATGTCTGCCGACCAAAAATCGGTTACAGGCAAATCCCAAGGATTTTTTGAAAAGTTTGGTAGTAAGGAGATAAGCAAATAACCATGCCTAAATTCCCAGAAAACAAATTAAAAAAAGAATATGGGGCTAAGTCCAAAATCCCCTATATGGTGATGAATAAATTAGGTATGATGAAAGGCAATAAAGAGACAAAAAAGGGTCGAACCGCTGAAAAGAAGCATCAGCGGGAAAATAAAGTGCGTAAGTTAATGGGAGACAAGTAAATGCCCAAAAAAGGCAATTTTAGCGAATACCAGACAAAAGGTTTTGACCAGTCAACCGACCATGGAGTACAAGGCGGTGTTCCTTCCGACAGTTTTAACCACAAGGATATCGGCAAACCGATAACAGGGCGACATTCTGACTCAATCGCCATGAATAAAAAGAAATATGGTATTTTTGAAGGACACGAGGTTGGCGAACATTTCGGCCGTTCGGGTAGCCCGACAGGCGGGAACAGTGAGAAAGGAGAATAGTTTGTTAATGTACATTAATTAATTTATAATAATGGGAGATTCAAACGTGGATAACGTCCAAGACCCGGTTCAGGAAGCCCCGCAAGGACAAGCTGAACCCGCCGTGGAACAGACGCCCGGCGTTAAACCTGCTGAAGTTCCAGCAGAACCCACACAAGCCCCCACAGGGACAAGCTTTGAGGAGATTGCGGCTAAGAAGGGTTTCAAAAGCCCTGATGATTTGGCGAAAGCATACGCCAATCTGGAAAGCCAGAACACAAAGGTTGAGATGAAAAAAGCTGATTTGGAAAAGTTGTTCTTTTCCGAACAGCCCAGGGTTACACCCCAGCCTGAAACCAGGTTCACCCCCGATAGCGAAGCGAAGGCCCTAGATGAGTTGCGTAGGTTTGTGCAATCTGAAGCCGTAGAGCCCTTAAAAAAGGAATTACAGCAACAGTTCAAAACCGAAGTAGCCCGCTTAGAGCTGAAGTCAGTTATCAAGGAACGGCCTGATTTCGTAAAGTATGCCGGGGACATTAAGGAATTAAAGTCCAAATATCCTGATATGCCTTTTGATGAAGCGTATATCTATGCCAAAGCCCTTAAGGGAGACTTAGTTCAAGAAGCTAGGTCTGAAGGGTTAAAGCAGGGAACTTATGCGTCTCAAAGACAGGGAGCAGCCCAAGTCATTACCCAAAAGCCAGTCGTTGAAGGTCAAGTCCAACCTACCGAGGTTTTGCGAGGTGCGGGAAATAGATGGTCAGCCGCCAATCAGCGGTTCGCTAAACCTGAAACTATCGCCAAAGCTCGCGCGGAACAGGCTTATATCGAAAACGAACTGATAGCCAAGGGCGCGACAGGGTTAGAAACAAATATCAGAGACTTAAAAAGATAACGGGAGTTCTTTAAATGGCAGCACCAGGTACTTCAACAACCAGTACCAGTGGTTTGCAGACTGAAGTTGCGACATACTTTGATCAATTGTTGATTTCAACACTTGACCCAAGTACCCGCTTCTTACAGTTCGGCCAAAGACGACCATTGCCTCCTAACCGTGGCAATATCGTTAATTGGAACAGGGCTTTTAGGCTCGGATTAGGTTATACCCTAAATGAAGGTACGCCTATCTCCGCCGCTAAACAGCTTTCTTCTACCAATGTTTCAGCTACTATCTTGCAGTTTGGAGACGTTCTAAATATCTCCGATTATGTACAATTAGTCGGCACGTTCAACGCAAGGAAAGTAGCGACAGAAAGGTTGGCAGTGCAAGCCGCTGAATTATTGGATACGGTAGTTAAGATGGCAATTTTAGACCAGCCAGGAGGCACGGCTCAAAACGGAACGGTTACCCATTATATCAAGGGTTCAACCTCCGCTTACTTTGCCAATTCGGCAGATGTAGGAGCAGCCGCTTCTGATCCTCGTCTACAGGTGTCAGACATCCGTTCGATAGTCTTCAAGTTGCGACAGAAAAATGTCCCAACTTTTGACGGCACTAACTATGTGGGTGTAATCCACCCCGCAGCAGTGGAAGATGTTATTGGCGATTCAAAATGGGAAGCGTTCCACCAGTACACCACTCCAGAGAATATCTACGCTGGCGAAGTTGGCAGGTTATATGGCGTAAGGTTTGTCGAATCAACCCTTTCCCCAATCTCTGCCGGTTCAGCCAATGGTATCGCTCTGTCGGTAGCAGGCGTTTCCACAGTGGCCTATGGTACGGTTATCTTCGGACGTGAATTTTTTGGCGTAACCGAAATTGATGGCGGTATCAAGACCTATGTAGTGGACGGCGCGGACAAGCTTGACCCGCTCAATCAAACAACTTTGCTCGGTTGGAAAGCGAACTTTATTTCAAGAGTTCTCAATCCTTCCGCCGGTATTGTTGCTTGGGCAGCGTCAGGCGACACAATGACCGGTGTAAGCGCAACTTCAGCTCGCAATGCGACCCTGAATGTGTACTTCCCCGGCAATTTCGCCACCCAAAACTAAAGTTAGTTTTCTCTCGACTCCTTTATGGGAGTCGGAGAAAGTTAATTTAAGGGAGAAAAACAGATGGCGTTCAATGATGGTTTTTCGGAGACAGCGGCAGTCAGGTCGTTGCAGGGCAATACTTATCAGAATATCGCTTTGTCGGCGCAGACATTGGTTAAATCTGGTGCGGGATGGTTACATGGAATTGCGGTCAATTCTCAAAATATCAGCGCTATGAAAATCTACGATAATGTCGTATCCGGAGGAAATGTTATTGCGTCTTTAACCGCTTCAGCTCAGACTAGCGGTCCTTGGTATCAATTTGATGTCAACTTCAATAATGGTTTGGTCATTTCCAGCGGTTCAAGCAATACTGATATAACAATTTCGTTTCAATAAAAATAAATGAAAATCTTGGTAACGGGAGCGGCTGGTTTCATTGGAAGCCATCTTTACCAAAAGCTAAAATCAGAGGGACATGAAGTTATCGGGATTGATAATTTTAGCCATGCTAGCCAGAACCCGATAAACTCAGAGATAATAGATTTTGACATTAGATATCCAAGGCCCGTAAGCGGTAATTACACGGCATTAGACAGTTATATTAAAAATGTTGATATCGTCTATCATCTCGCAGCCCAGATTCATGTCGATAAATCAATCGAGAATCCCAGAGAGACATTAGATATAAATGTAAATGGAACGCTTAACATCCTAGAAGCTTGCCGCAAATACAAAAAGAAATTAGTATTTGCCAGCTCTAGCGAAGTATATGGAACAAGCCAATCAGAATACATGGATGAATCGCATCCGCTTGATGCCCAAAGTCCTTATGCATCTAGTAAAGTGGCTGGCGACCGGTTATGTAAATCCTATATTGACACCTATGGACTCGACATCTGTATCCTCCGAAATTTCAACACTTTCGGGCCGTTTCAAAATGATGGAGGAGAAGGTAAGTCTTATGGTGCTGTCATTGGCATCTTTACAAAGGCAGCTTTACGAGGAGAACCCCTTAGAATTTTTGGAACGGGAGAACAAAGTAGAGATTATATCTACATCAGCGACGCCCTCCAAGGGTATGATATCGGATCAAGATATACCGGTGTGCTAAATATCGGTTCTGGGAAAAGTATTTCAATAAATGAATTGGCTCAAAAGATTAAAACTATTACGCAGAGTGCTTCGGAGATTATTCATGTGGAAGCGAGGCCTGGTGAAGTCCAAAGGTTATGTGCCGAGATTTCAAGGGCGAGATTGCTAGGATTCAATCCACAAACAGACTTTGACAAACACTTAGATGGGTATGTAAAATGGTATAAGGACTTCCATAAGGAGGAATTATGATAGTCGGGATAGGCACGGTAATCTACAATGAGCATCTTTCCAATATCAACGCCACAGCGACCATTGGCAAGAATTGCAAAGTCCATTCCCACGTTTGGATTGGCAATAACGTAAAGATTGGCGATAACTGCAAGATTGAAGCCTTCTGTTTCATCCCTGATGGCGTGGAAATCGGACATAATGTTTTTTTAGGTCCACGCGTAACCTTTACCAATGACAAATATCCGCCGTCTTTCGGCAAGGGTTGGCTGGATACTTTCGTGGAAGATGGAGTTTCTATCGGTGCTGGGGCGGTGATATTGCCTGGCATCCGCTTAGACAAAGGTTGCCGAATCGGCGCTGGTGCGGTAGTTACCAAAAATGTGCCTGCGGATGAAGTATGGGTAGGAAATCCGGCGAGAAAATTGAAATAGCAGTTAGGGGGAAACTGCTGAAAATCCCCTCTTTTTTTAAGAGGTTTTTTTATGGATATGGAAAGAATACAATTTTTTAAGACAACTTTTGGCGAGGAAGAAAAGAAAGCCATCTGCGATACCATTGATTCCGGTTGGGTGGTTCAAGGCCCAAAGGTTCAAGAGTTTGAAGAGAAGTTTGCTGAATATGTTGGGGCTAAATATGCGGTCTTTGTGGATTCGGGAACAAGCGCATTATTCTTGGCTTTAAAAGTTTTAAATCTAAGAAATCTAAGCCAAGAAAAAATCAGAATCCCATCGCTTACTTTCGTTTCTGATGCAGAGATAGTAGTAAATACTGGCTACATCCCAGAATTTATAGATGTATCTAAAAATACATTTTGCATAGAAGAAGGAGATATTCCAGTTCACTTGACAGGTAATAAAAGTTCAGCATTAGCCAGTATTTATGATTCAGCCCATCGTATAGAAAAAGACGATGTAAAAAATTCTCCTGCTTTGTGGTGTTATTCCTTTTATGCCACCAAGAATATGTCAACCATTCAAGGCGGGATGATAGCTTTAAATGATGAGGAAAAATACAAATGGCTTAAGGTTGCTAGAGACCATGGCATCTCGAAAGGAACATTAGAACGCTATACTCAAAAGACCCCAACATATTCGGTGGATTTTGTCGGTTATCGGATGAAAGCTGATGATATGAGGGCGGCTATAGGTTTAGAACAACTTAAAAAACTTCCAGCCATGACCGCCAGAAGAAACGAAATTGTGGATAGATATAATCGAAACCTATTTCTTAACAGGACGGGCAATCATCTTTATCCTATTCTAGTTTCCGATAGAGAAAAATTTTTTGAGGCGATGGAACAAGCCAATATCCAATGTTCAGTTCACTTCTTGCCCCTAGACTTAATGCCAGCGTTCAAACAATATAGTCCCTGTAAGCATGAGAAAAATATCTGCAAACTTCCCAATACTCACTATCTTGGGGAACGTCTAGTTTCTCTGCCTCTATTCCCTCAAATGACCAATGAACAAGTTGATTATATCAGCCAAGAGGTTATTAAAACTGAACTTTTACTCAACGAATGAATTACGCCATTATTGGACTTGGATTTATCTATCCCCGCCACAAAAAATCAATAGAAGAAACTGGAGGCAAAGTTTTATTGACCTGCGATATTGACCCTGAAAAAAAGGCTGATTTTGAGGATTGGGTTAAGATGATAGACGACCCCAAATTTAAGGAGGTAGATGCAGTGGTTATCTGCACACCGAATTATCTCCACTCCAAGATGGCTAGGGAAATACTATTGAGAGGCAAAAGAGTTATTTGCGAGAAACCATTAAGCATAAATGGAGTCGTAGGGTTAGATGATGTAAATACGGTTCTCCAACTTCGCTATGCCCCCGAAGTCCTTAAGGCAAAGGAACTTATAAATCCGACTTCCATGGTCAGGGTAGTGGCGAGAATGTTCAGGGATGAGAAGTATTGGAGCAGTTGGAAAGGGGATGAAAATAAGTCAGGTGGCCTACTTTACAATCTTGGTATCCATTATTTAGACCTTTTAATCTTTCTTTTGGGAAACGATGACCATATTTTAGAAACTGAAATAACCAGTACCCATGCCACCGGCACTATCAGGTTTGGGGCAAGCAAGACAGGATTTTTTGATATACAGATTTTACCCACCAAGGAAAATCAAGAGAGATTCGTGGAAATTTTAAATGATGACGGGATGCAGATTATCAATATCTCCAACAAAGACAATTTATCCTATGAAGATTTACATTTGGAAGTTTATAAGCATTTTAATAAAGGAGAAGGCATCCCATTGAGCGAAGCCAAAAAATCGCTTGAATTGGTTGAGCGACTTCTAAAGCATGGAAACGATAAACATTAAAGACCAATTCCCGCTCATAAGTTTCATTATGCCCGTCTACAATGACGGCGATTCGGTTGAGAAAGCTATTGACTCAATCTTTGACCAAGACTGGCCAGCGATTGAAGTCATAGCGGTTGATGATGGTTCGCCCGATAATGCGGGCAAAGTTTTGGATGGCCTTAAGAAGAAACATAAGAACCTTACTGTGGTTCATTTTGAAATGAACCAAGGGGCGTGCAAAGCTAGAAATGAAGGCGCGAAACTAGCCAAAGGCAAATACTTCGCTTGGCTTCCGGCGGATGCCAAAATCTATCCTGGCATGGTCAGGTTTTGGGTGGAAACATTGGAACGCAATCCCGATAAGGATTTCCTTTACGGTGGCTATAAGTTTATCAAGGATGATGGCACGACCTATATGAACTATTTTAGTGAGGAGTTCTTTCCCTATATGCTGACAGTCTACAACTATATTGATGGTTCATTCCCGATTAAAGCTTCAACTTATTGGGAAGTTTCCAAACTAATGAATCAGCCCGATGGTTTGTGGGACTCAAATATCAAATCTTTGCAAGATTGGGATTTTTGGTTGTCAGTTGTCCATGATGGAAAGCGTGAGGGACTATATGTCAGGGATTTATTCTTTGAAACGACCCTCCCCCATCCAGGCGGGCTAAGTGATGACTCACACCGGAATTGGGTAGCCAGATGTAACGCTATTAGAATTAAACACGGCATACCTTTAAGAAAAATTTGCGTGGTTTCGCCGGGTGCGGCATTTTTTGGAAAGTATATCGCCAAGCTCTTAGATGCTGATTTTAAACATGCCGGAATGCTAATGAAGGGTCATGACTACGATATGATTTATATGATTGGATACTATACCAATCCCCCAGGTATTCTTGAGGAAACCGCCACTGCTTTTATTGATCCGAGATTTGTAACTCAGATTGCTGAGCTGGGCAAAGAAGGTAAAAGTGTTCCACTCGCTTCTGCGGTAAAGATTGTTCACCTTGTAGGCACTGACATCCTACAAATGCAATTTATGAACCGGATAGACTTAAAAATAATAAAATATTACCTCAATGGTATATTCGACCATGTTTTTACAGAGTTTAAAGAAACTCAAAAAGAGATGAAAGAACTAGCTATTGACACAGAAGTTTTAGCATTGCCCCCTAGGAAGTTCTTTGACCCTAATCCGTTGCCAAAAGACTTCACAGTTGCCGTATATGCCCCAGGCGTGAATGAAGGCCTCTATAACATAGATTTGATGGTTCAGGTGTCAAAAGCCCTTCCTAACGTCAAATTCAGGTTCTACGGCAATCCTGCCAAGAATGGCAAGGAAGAGAACCGAGAGTATATCGGTTATGTCTGGGATATGCAAAAATTTATAGATGAATGCTCTTGTTTAGTTAGAATTACCACTCATGACGGCCTTCCGCAGTCGGTGCTTGAGTTCCTGTCTGCCGGACGCCGAGTCATATTCAACCGAGATTTTAAATATGTGAACACGGCCAACAAGCAGATAGACATCAAGGCGGTTATTAGTGCCATTAAAGAGGAGATGAAAGAGAAACTGAATCTTGAAGCCAGTAAATGGGTCAGGGCTAATTTCAATCAAGAAAAATTCAAGGAAAAAATCTATTCTCTAATGTCCTATGATGCCAAGAAGTATTGGGAAAATAGAGCTATTAATTGGATAAATGTGGCTGCTAAATTTTATGGCACAAAGGATTGGCTAGAAATAGAGCCATTTATTAAAAATGCCAAGTCAGTCATAGATATCGGTTGTGGCGATGGCCAGTGGTCTGAAAAATTTGGAGAGGATTATTTAGGAGTGGACATATCCGAAAACTTAATCAAGTATGCCCAAAAGAAATATCCTAAAAGGGAATTTAAGGTTTCGGCCTTGGAAGATTTAAAAACGGCGAAGAAATATGATGTAGCGTTCTGCTATACGGTGTTTGAACATATCCCCGAAGAGAATATGGCTAAAGCAATTAAGGCCTTGAAATCTGTCGCCAAGCAAGTGGTTATGGTTGAACCATTGGATATTCAGACTAAGTATTATTGCCATAACCATGATTACGATAAATGGTTCAAAATAAAAAAGAAAAAACAATTAGGCAACCGAATGCTGATGGTCGCAGACCTTTAGTCTCGGTCATAATGCCCGCTTACAATGCCGAACGAACCATTGCCGGAGCAATTAATTCTATTGTTACCCAGACTTATGGAAACTGGGAGCTTATCATTGTCATTGATGGAGCAACTGATGGTACGGAAAAAATTGCAAGATTATTTAGGGATGGACGGATACGCATATACAGTTACATTGAGAACAAGGGAGTCGCCGAAGCGAGGAATTTTGGTAATAAAAAGGCGATTGGGCGAATCGCTATCGTTCAAGACGCTGATGATTTTTCCCTTCCTACCCGACTCGAAAAGATTGTTGAAATCTTTGCCAAAAGCAAGGCAGAGGTGGTTGTCCATGGAGCATTTGTGAACGCCTGGAATAATCAGTACCAATGTATAGAACGCCGATATATTCCTCCCCTTTCAGGAAAGAGAAATGCCTTGGAGAATCGCATAAATGGTTACCCCGCCTATAAGAGGGAAGTGTGGCTGAAACGGCCCTTTAGAAAAGAAACCAGATATGCCTATGATTACATGATGCATCTTGATTGGACACTATCGGGGTTTAAATACGCAACTCTTAATGAAGGACTTTACGACTATATCCGCTATCAAGGTTCAGCATCGGACAGATTTGAAAAATCAGGCCAACGGGCGGAGGCGTTTGCGAAAGTCAAAGAGATAATTTCAAAAGAATATGGAATCAGAAATAACGGTGATGATGGTGTCGTATAATCGGCCACTATTCCTTAAAGAATCAGTTCCTTCACTAATAGAGAATGCAGGCAGAGACTTCAGGTTTATACTTTGGGACAATGGGTCAAACCAAGAGACCAAAGAAGTCGCCCAAAGCCTTCAAAAAAAATATGGATTTGAACTCCTACTCAATCATACCAATATCGGCCAACAGGCGTGGGGAAGGGTGCTTGAACTTACTACCGGAAAGTATTTTATCCTTACCGAAGAAGATATGATATGGTTTCAACCTAATTGGCTTAGTAATTTGGTGGAAGCGATGGAATCCACCCCAGAAATCACCAAGGAAGGCAAAAAAATGGGATTTCATGATGAATGGGGGATTATCGCAACCAATGTCATGGTTGACCAAGTGAATAACGGCGGCATGTGGCCATCGAGATTTGTTAGGATGATCGAGAAGAGAATCAACAGAATTAACTTTTGGACGAATATACGAGCTGGAGCGGGAACAATGATTTGGAGGACAGAACTTTTGAAGGGGCTTAACATAATGACCCCTAATGTTCCACCTTTCGGCAAAGCTCTAGATTGGGTAATAGATAAGTATGACCAAGAAAAGTACCCAATGGCACAACTAAGAGACACGTATATCTACCACGCCGCCAGTCCTTTCTATAACCAACTTTTTCCCGAGGTCTGGAAAGAAAAACAATCAGGGCAGACGATTAAGAGGGCATTTAAGATTTACAAAAAACTCGGAAACTTTAATTTTAATAACAGGTGGATATTAACTAAACTTAAAAATGGAACATTTAAAGAATATGCAGAAAACCTATACAAGATATTTAATAACGGGCGGGGAAGGATTTATAGCTTCCAACTTGCGGAAAAGACTCCAAGGCGAAGTCATAACCCTCGACATAAAATCAGGTCAAGACGTTCGGGACGAAAAGCTAGTAAAAAAGACCATAAAAGAGTTTAAGCCGGACATAATCCTTTCTTTGGCTGCTACTGCAGGAATAGATCGGGTAGAAAAAGACCCAATAGGATGTATTGAGACAAATATCTTAGGCGTGAGAAATCTTTTAAAATACAAGGGTAATGCCAAGTTTGTCCACTGGTCAACCTCAGAAGCTTATGGCGAACAGGCAGACAGGAATACAGAAGAAGATGTAACCCATGTCGGTTCGGCTGGTTCGCCAAGATGGACTTATCAGGCCTCCAAGGTTTGTGCCGACCACTTAATTGTCAACACCGACAAGAACGCCTTAGTAGTTAGGCCTTTCAACATTTTCGGTTTAGAACAAAGGGGACATGGTGCGATTGCGGACTTCACAAACTGGGCTTTAAAAGGTCAAGACCTGAAGATTTATGGCGATGGCAAACAAATAAGGTCATGGTGTATAGTGGATGATTTTGTAGATGCGGTCTTTGCCTTATTAGAGAGTGATTGTTCGGGGATTTATAATGTCGGCAGTCCTGATTTTCCTCAAACCATTACTGAAACTGCCGAAGAAATCATTAAATACTCTGGAACAGCTAGTAAGTTGTATTTTGTTCCCAAACGGGAGGTCGATGTCTATTATCGAGTGCCGAATATCTCCAAACTAACAAGAGATACTAACTGGACGCCAAAAAGAGATTTCCATGAAGAGCTTAAAAAAACCGTTGATTTCTGTCGTGATGCCAGTGTATAACCGGCAGAACTATATTCACCATGCCATTCAGTCAATTCTTGACCAGACTTTTAACGACTGGGAATTGGTTATTGTTGATGATGGCTCAACCGATAATACCGAAAAAGTCATAAAGCTTTTTAAAGATGATAGGATACATTATTTTAAAAACAGTAGGAATCGTGGCATTAGTTATTCTCGCAATCGGGGCAATAAAATGGCGAGCGGAGAGATTTTAGCGGTTCAAGACTCGGATGATATGAGTCTACCCGACAGACTAGAGGAGATTTATAAGACCTTTAATGCCTTTCCAAGAACGGATATTGTCTACCATTCTTTCTATGTGCGGGCGATGGATATTAGATATGGCGCAAGAGCGTTGCATAGAGAATTAGTAAGACCGGGGATTTATAGCAAGCAACGGGCGTTGACAGTTCCCTTTATTCCCGGGCAGTTGGCCTATCGCAAGGCAGTAGCCAAGAAGTGTCCCTACCGTAAAGAACTTGTATGTTGGGATGATTGGGGATTTATTATAGACGCCACCATGAAGAATTTAAACTTTCTTTGGCTGGAACGGCCACTTTATGAATATGTTGTCAGTGAGGATTCAATAACCACAATCAGCGATGGAACGAGCATGAGAAAGGAAGAACAGAAACGCTTAGAGAATATCTTAAGAAAGGAATATAAACTAAAAGTAACATGAAATTTTTATCAATAATCGGAACACGGCCACAATATATCAAGGTTTTAGATAATCTTGAGAACCATGTGATTGTGGATACTCGCCAACATTACGACGAAGATATGTCGGACATTTTTATCCGCCAACTTAAAATCAAGCCCAAATACAGTTTGGGAGTTACCGAATTGGGAGATATTTTTAATAAAGTTACGGCGACTATTTTATTGGAAAAACCCTCGATAGTCATAGTCTATGGAGATACTCGGACAACTTTGGGTGGAGCATTAGCGGCCAAGTTCCTAAACATCCCCCTAGCCCATGTGGAATCAGGCATGCGGAGCGGTGATTGGTCGCAACCAGAGGAGATTATTAGGATTATTGTTGACCGAATTGCCGATTATAAATTTTGTGCCAATTCATTTGCCAAGAATAATCTGGTAAAAGAATCTTTGGGGAACAATGCTTATGTAGTCGGCGACCCTATGTGGGATGCCCTTAAAAAGGTACTTCCAATCCCTAAAGCCAAGAACTATGAGCAGTACAATCTTCTGACCATCCACCGCCCGCAAAATACGGATAATAAAGAGGCAATGGCCAATATTCTGAATGCTTTGGCTGAATCAAAAGAAAGATTTATATTTCCCATACATCCGCGAACCAAGAGAGCCATTAAGAAATTTGGTTTAAAGATTCCCAAGAATGTGGAACTTATAAGGCCTCAAGGTTATAGGGAAATGATTAAATTGGAAACCAACGCTAAGAAGATTCTCACCGATTCCGGCGGAGTGCAAAGAGAAGCTTATTGGTTCGGCAAGCCGGTGATTATCCTCCGTACCGAAACAGAGTGGAATGAAATCATTGAAGACGGCTGGGGAGTATTGGTGGGAAGCAGGACTAATTTAATCCTTCATGCTTTGCAGAACCATAATCCCCGATTCTCAACCAATCCCCCGCACTTTATCCCTCAATATGGGGCTAAAGAAAGGATAAAAAATATACTATGCGGAAACTAAAAATACTAGGAATTATAACATCTAATTCGGCTGTTGGATTTTATCGTATTTATCAACCGCTTAAAATGTTGGAAAAGTTAGGATTGGCCGAACTTAAACTGACTCCTAATTTTAATTGGGGCAAAACAGAAGGCACTAAACCTTTTCCCGATCTTAAATGGTTTTCTACTGATGATGACACTTTCTATCCCGATATTATCGTGGCCGAACGCCATGAAGCCCCGCAGTATATCGCCCTAATTAACGGGATAGCCAAAGGATATGGTGTGCCTTTAGTAATGGATACTGATGATGATGTTCACTTGGTGCGACCCTATAACCCTGGCTATATGTCCTATAACCCAAATTCGCCTAATTTACCCTACAACACCAAGTTAATGAGTATGCCCCAAGTGAGTGCGATTACCGTCTCCACCCCTCAACTCAAAGAACGGCACTTAGAATATGGCAAACCAATTTATGTAGTCCCCAACAGCATCGATTTAAAGACCCGTTCTTTCCCAAAAAAGAATCATAAGGGCAAAATTCGAATCGGCTGGTTGGGTTCGGCTTGCCATTACGAAAACTTGCAGATTATCCGCCAAGCGGTAGCAGATATAGTTTCCAATTTCCCGCAGGTAGAATTTATCTTTACCAATCTTCATAATGACATTTGGGCAAATCCGCCCAAAGAAGTCATAAACAGAATGAAACCGATTTGCCAATATTTCGGCTGTAAGGAGTATCACCCCTATTGTCAGGGTTCTTATGTGGCTTTTGACAAATATGCAAAATTTATAAACCGTCTGAATTTAGACATAGGTCTTGCTCCACTTTATGACAATGCCTTTAATAGGGCCAAGTCAAATTTGCGTATTTTAGAGTATTGGGCGGATAAGGTAGCAGTAGTGGCTTCCCCTGTCAGAGAATACCGAACCACCATCAAAAATGGTCAAAATGGCCTGCTTGCCAAGGAGCGGATAGATTGGTATAATTCCATTAAAAAGCTCATCCTAGACAAGGATTTGCGGGGGAAACTGCAAGAGAATGGTTTTAAGTCTTTGGGAATTAATTGGAGTGCTGAAAAACAAGCGTTAAAACTCTACAAAGTCTATAAGGAAATAATTAAAAATCATGGACGAACAAGCTTATCAAGAATACAAAAAAATAGTGGAATTTAAATCTCAAGTGGCCGAACAGGATAAGGTTGAACAAGAAGCCAATACCAGAAAAGAACTTATCAAAAGTTTAGCTGATGACAACAAGGATAGAAGTGTTCATGCCAGGCCAATGAGAAATATGCCTGTAACTCCGGAAAGCTTGCAACAAATCATTAACAACGAGGTGCAAGACGTTCTGGTGGTCGGAGACATCAATGCTCCGCCCTCGATTTTTAACGAACTTAATAATCGAACCTATCTGACCAAGGTTTTAAAAGTCGAGGATAATACCGATACCCGCTTGATAGATAAGTTTATTCAAACTAAAATGAGGGTAGGCAAGCTTCAGGATAATCAAGAGAACTACGAAAGAGTTTTTAATAATCTTTTGGCGAGGGCTAATCTTTCAATGAGGCAAAATAAGGGATATTTATTGCAAAGACTTGGACTTTATTTAAGCAATAAACAGCAATATGAGGATGACGACATTGTAGTAACTTTGATTAAGGGGAGGTATCCACGTGGCAAACGACCTTAAAAGGGCAGAAAGCTTAGGAGTTTTAGAAAATAATAATGTAGATAATTCAGTCAATCCCCCAGTAATGGTGAGGGGAACGATGGGGCGTGATGAGACCGGCGCTTGGAGATATATTGCGGTTTCTTCGGCTAATAGCCGGTTGCTGATTTCGGGTTCTTTAACATCAACTTCCGCACCGCTCTCGGCAGATTCCAGTTCCATCTCAGCCAAACAGGGGGATGCTGGGCTTTTGCGTGTTTCCGCCATTATAGATTCAGGCAGTATCTCAGCTAAAGGAACTGTATCTGCTTTTATTAATCAAGGAACTGTATCTGCCTATTCCCCGGATGCGGCATTATTCAGGGTATCGGGCATCGGAACTTTTATAACCACTGGCTTATCAGCTAATCAACAAATTTCTGCACAACTATTAGGGGGAACGGCCAATATAGGTTTTGTATCTGCCGAGTCTGGAGATGCAGGAGTGTTCCGAGTTTCAGCCATACTTGCGGCCGGAGTCTCCTCTGTCGGGGCTGCCTCTTTTGGAGTATCTGCCGCTCAAAATGATGCGGGAGCATTACATACCTCCTCCTTTAGTGGGGATGCTAACCAATTACATACTTCTTCAGTTCAAGGAGATGCCGGTTTAATGAGAGTCTCAGCGATTGGTGGCACGGCTGGAGACAATGTGATTGTCGGAGGCAATACTCAATCTATATCCGCTGACGTGCAACGGGTATCGGGTGTAGTTTCGGCGGGTTGGAACGCTTTATTAACCTACTCCCAAAACCGTGATGATGCGGTTAATTTAAGGGTTTCAGCTATCCAAAAGGATGGCGCATTGATGAGAGTATCTGCCGTCTCTTTGGATGCCACGACCATCAGTGTCTCAGCTGTACAACAAACAGCAAATTTACTCCATGTTTCAGCTATGTCGCTTGATGGCGGAACTCACCTAGTTTCGGCCAAACAAGGCGATGCCGGGTTGCTTCTAGTTTCAGCAAAATCTGGAACAGCCACTCAACTTGTTGCCAGTGCTACGCAAGGAGATGCGGGCTTGTTAAGGGTGTCTTCCATGGGTGGTGATGCCGGAAATGACAGGACTTCGGCATTACAAGGGAGTGCCGATTTATTAAGAACCTCGGCAATTTCAGTTGACGCAACCAATCTTGTTACTTCAGCAGTCCAAAAAGATGCGGGTTTACAACGGGTATCGGCTTCAATTTTTCCAGACACGACAGGCGGATTGACAATGTTCTCAAATTATAATCTCTCCAGTTCGATTAATGTTAAGGCGACCGCCGCCTCGATTTATGGATGGTATGCCTGGAACACTGATACTAAAACTAATTTCATTAATTTTTATAATGTCTCAGGGGCAATCAATGTGGGAGTTGATGCGATTAAGCTTCAATTAATGCTTCCGGCCTCAGCAGCGGCCAATATGTCTACCCCTATTGGACTTGTGGGTTTTACCGTAGGTATCAGCATCGCCTCTGTTTCGGCGGCAGTCTCTACTACTAATTCTCCCGGTGCGGCCAGTTCTGTCGGAATAAATTTGTTCTACAAATAAATGATGAGAAAATGCTACAAAGGAATACGCCATGTCAAACACCAAGGTTGTGTCCATGTTGACGCAAGTAGCAATGGTTATTCAATTAATCGCTATCTTTTCTTTTATTCCTACACTCCCTATGATTATTGGTCGGGGAAAGCACTTAAAACCACTGGGTATTTTAAAATCCAATGGAAAAATTTAAGAAATGATTTGAATAATTTATTTAGAAATCCGATTTTATTGCCGAGAATAGCCCTTAGTCTTACTTCATTCTTATTTTTTTGGGATCATCACATAGCCCAGACCATTGCTTTCATGGGAGCGGTAGCTTTTGATAACAAGACTACTTATGATTCGGGAACGACAAATAACACCTCTCATTCTTGGACACATACCGTAAATTCAGCCACCAATGGAGTGCTTGTGGTCGGTGTTTCTCCCTATCAATCCAATTCTGCACCAGTTACCGCAACCTACAATAGTGTATCCATGAATGCCTATTATACCGACGCTCTCAATGCCACGATTGATGTCTTTAATTTGACGGGGCCTTCTAGCGGTGCGAATTCAGTAGCCATAACCTGTGCCAATAGTGTCGCAATAAGGGGAGGAAGTGTTAGTGTTACCGGTTCAAATGGTACTTTGCAAAATAATGCGGTTAGTGCTAATACCGGTGCTACCCTGACCGTTACGGTTACTTCTTCTACTAATAATTTGGTGTGTGATTTTTGGGGGACACAGTTTAACGTTAGTAAAACCTTATCGGCTGACGGTAGCCAAACTGTGGATGCCAATATCTTTACGGTTTCCAGCGGTGTTGATGAAACTGGCATCCAGATGTCGCACAAGGCGGGTGCTGCTTCTGTGGTGATGACTTGGACGACAAGCAGTGGCAATATAAATTATGATGGAATTGGGGTAGATATAGTGGCATCTACTACTTCTACTCCACATAGATTAGCCAGTATGGGGGTAGGCAGATAGGGAGAACATGGAATTAGAAACAACAAAAAAAATCAAGGTTTTTTACTTTGCACCCGAAAATTCTGGCGTGGCTTTTTATCGTTTCTATCAGCCATTAGAAGACTTAAAGGAAAGAGGGTTTATTGAATTAAGAAGCTGGGGCTTTGATTTCACTGAAAAGATATTTGATTTTCCAAGCATCAAGGAGTTGAAAGAAATTGCCGACTGGGGGGATATTTTCATATTCGGGCGGAGAGATGTCAAGGAATATTTTTTCGCAATCCAAGCTATTAAGGAATTTTCACAAAAGCCGGTTCTTTTAGACATAGACGACAATATTTTTGATATCAGCCCCTATTTGGCGGCACGGGTGGGATATAATCCCAATGGCGAAGCGATTAAGATTCACGAAGCGATTACCAAGTATGTTGATGGGATTGTGGTTTCTACGCCTTTTTTAGATGAACTTTATAGGAAATATAATAAAAATATCAAGATAGTTCCCAATGGAGTAAAAAATGTTTTCATCCCCAAATCCCACGAAGGAATAAATATCGGTTATTTAGTTTCAGGTTCGCACTTGGAGAACAGTAAAATCATAGAGGGGGCTATTTTAAGGATTTTAAGGAAATACAGCAATGTCAAGTTTTACTATACCAAGGCCTTTAGCGGATTTATGGACTTCATTCCCCAAGAGATTGAAAAACAAGTTAATTTTCTTCCTTGGTTGCCTTTAAAAAATTACCTCAATTATGTCAATAATTTGGGACTAGATATAGGATTAGCGCCCTTAATGGACAACTACTTTAACAGAGCTAAATCCAATATCCGAGTGCTTGAATACTGGCAAAATAGGATGGCGGTCATAGCCACCCCTTTAGATGAATACAATAAGACCATCACCCATGGTTTTGATGGCTATCTTTCTCAAGATGATGAGTGGGAACATTGGCTGGAAGACTTAATCCAACATCCTGATAGACGCAGATATCTTATGCAGAACAGTCTTCAAACCCTGAAAAACTACGACATTTCCATATTTGCCGATAAGTATTATAATATAATAAGGGAGATTATTAATGGCGCGCACACTAGATGATTTTTATCGAGAGGTTTTATGGAGAACCAATCTGACTACTTCCGATCTGCCCTATGTTTATGCAAGCGGCGGAAATTATGGTTTCCTTCAATTATTCGGAGATATCTATAAATATTTGGTTCAGACTATAGTCAATACCGACCAAAATTTCTTTCTTAACCGCAGTTACGATTCTTTAGTAGCCAACCAAGAAATCTATTTTTTACCCAATGACCTGCTTAGATTGAGGCATATTGAGTTTGCTTTTGATGGAGTAAGTTGGTATCCGGGTTTTGAGACTGACCCGGTGTTTTTCAAGCGTGGGGCGGAACAAACCGTTGTCTCAGCGGCCAGCATGGCTCACCCGTTCTTTTGGCTAGGGGATTCGATTACCGCACCTTCTTCGCCCTATCACATCGCTCCCCGACCTGCCACGGGCTATACCAATAGCATCCTTTTATATTACGACCAAATGCCATCGGGCCTTTTGGCTAATCATATTTCCGCCGCCACTTCGGCGGCCTCGGCTAAGGTTATTTTCCCCGGTGAATATGAATACTTAATTCCTCTTGGAGTATCAATCGAAATTTGGGGGAAGTATGGAGTTCGGGAACAGAAAGCCGATGAAATCCAACGTTATCAAAAAGCAATCAATGATATGAAGAATTTTATCAAACCGCGTGCTTCAGTAGGGCAGAAAAGGGTGCGGGATTCACGCGAATTAAATTTGCGAGATATTTAGTTTTTTGGCGGTGGCTCAAGGTTTTAGTGTTCTCCCAACCAAAAGCTCTTGAGCTACCACCTAAGTAATGCCACAATACCAAGATTTAGGAGACAATAGGATTAGAATAACTTTTAACAGTTTAGATGCTGGGATTTCACGTGCGGTGTATGGCGGAGCGGAGGGACAGATTGCCGCTTGCCGTGATGTTGACCTTTACACTTCACCGGGACAAATACGTTCAGCTAGACAAATCAGTATTACCCCCGTAGCCGGACCGGGAGGCATAACTGCCATCAGTGCTTATGCCGTCTATCAAAGCACCAATGCTGATAATAGCAAGAATTTTTTAGTATGGAGCAATAATGTTTCCGGCAGTCCCGGCACTTATCAGACAGTCATGAAGTCGTCTAGTGGCGACCTTGGAACTACCCTTACTACGGTTGCTACAGCCGCCAGCGCTTCGGGTTTGAGTATGGCTACAAGCGCCACGCCTTTTCTCTTTATGATGAATAAACCCATTGAGTTCAGTGGCAGTCTTTATTGGCCTTCATGGATTTCAGCCAATAGTAATTATGCCCTCTCAACCATCGTTAATGATACGACTGGCTATGACCAATTTAAATTCGCAACTGGCGGGGGATATACGAACTTTGTCGGCCCTGTGGCTTATAAAGAATATTTCTACTATGCCAATGGAAATGTGCTTTATCGAAATGACGGCACTACTGAGACCGCCACCCTTACCCTACAAACGCACCTAGACATTAAATCAATAACCATAGTCAACCTTGATGGCAATGATTGGCTGGGTTTAGCCGTGGATTACAAGAATGGTTCAGGAAATTCTTTTGTCTACATCTATGATGGCATTTCCACTTTTTTGAGGCAGATTATAGATACCAACGCAATCGGCATTCAATCGGTTCGCCAGTTAAGGAACTCACTTGTAACTATCCATGTCGACAATCCCTATGGTGGGGGCAACAATGACGCCCAAGACAACTATTTAAGAATTAAGACATGGGATGGAGGAGGACGCTTTAATGAGGTTTACTCTCTCCTTTTAAAAGTCGGTTTTCGAAATCAGCCATTTTTTGTGCGAGATGCCGCCACTGTGGTGGTGAATGACGGGATTATTTTCGGACTTGATGGTGCGACCAATTCACCCACCTCCGGCGATACCGCCGCCATGTACGAGTTTCGCTTGCCTAATATCTTGAATGAAAAATATATCGTCAATACGGGTACGATCACTGACCAACTGGACTTTAAAAATATCGCCTATATCAGAAATTTCCTATATTCTTTTTTTGTGAATAACACTACCAATGCCAATAACTTCAGCACCGACCAATCGGGCAGTTATTCAGGCAACTGCATGATTCGCACATTGCCTTTCCGATTTGATATCAGACACCCGGCTGTTATAAAATTAATTGAGGGGCAGGTCAAGGCAATGCCAGTAGGGACGAACATCAGTGCCGTTCACTATCCTAATCAAGGCGTATCGGCTTTAATAGGCGTTGTTAATGCTACCAGCCAAAGAACCTTTAGATTTACCAACGAGAATACCGCCGAATTTCCCATATCCGATATAGACCAGATTGAGTTCAGAATCCCAGGCATAAACACCACAACCCGACCGGAATTGATAATGCCTTTTATAGTGGAGGCAGAAATTAGAAAATCAAACTAATGGATACACTTAATCAAAACATACCAGACCCAATAGACCAAAAAGATACCCCTATATTAGGCACATCCAAACAAGGAGTTGATAGTTACCAGATTCAGTCAATAACCTTATTCGCTGGAAATGCCAATACTGCCGCAAATTATTCCCGCTTCTTTTTAACGCCTTATCCGATGGAAATTGCCGAAGCTTGGGCGACATGGGAGAATGCAGCTAGCGGAGGCGGTTCACCAAAGGTAGGACTAGTCCGAATGACTAAGAACCAAGACGCCTTGAGTGCCGGACAAAACTTGCTCTCGGC